AGCGACTCCTCCGCGGCGCGGTATCGCGTGTCGAGCTGTCGATACGCCCGACCGTGCGCGGACGACGCTTGTTCCTCTCGCCGTGCTGCCGCGCGTTCCGTCACATCAGTCCCATGCTCGTGGCCGCTGAAGAAGCCCAGGGCGTACACGACGACCAGGCCGAGCAGAGCGACTACCGCGCGGACGACGAACTGGGCGCGCGTCATAGCTGTGCCTCCATGCAGCGTTGGTGGCGGGCTTGCTGACGGGTCCACACGCCCGAGCAGACCTTGTTGCCCGGCGCGGAGCAGTCGAAGCCCCAGCGTGCCGGAGCCCCCGCGCTATCTCGCTTGATCACGGTCCAGCCTGCAATCGGCGTCGCCGACGTCATGTAGCGGTACGCGAGCAACGCATTGCAAGCTTGCTCGTAGCGCTGTGCGTTGAGGTGCTCGACGATGGATGAGGCGCACAGGGTCGGCATGCCGTATTGGTAGGCGAAGTCGATATAGACGTCGTACTCAGCCTGATGGAGCGGCACGGTCACGCACGAGCGGAAGCTGGCCTCCGCCTCCTGCATGTAGGCGAGCGACCGCTGGAGCGCTTTCACCGGTGTTGTCCGATCGCCGAGTTGCACGGGCGTGCCGTCGAGCTGCGTGGTGCTTCCGAAACCGTTGGTGGGGACGTCACCCTTGACCGGGATGGTGGCGACTTCCACATAGTCCTCGTCCGCCAGCAGCCGGACGCCCGCAATGAAGCTCAGGGTGAGAAGCGCGACTGCGATGCGAGCGCGGGTCATTGATCGACCTCATCGGGGTTTTTCTTGCTTGGTTTGAGGAGCCCGGCGACGCGGCGCATCTGAAGACCCCATTCGGTCTCCTCCCGCCACCACTTGCGGACGAGGTAGGCGGCCTGCAGGGCACCCAGGATCAGCGCGATCCACTGTGCGAGGGTCAGCGACGTGATGAGCGCCCACAGGCTGGTCGGCGTCGCGACGGCGGCTTGCACCGCGATGTCCTTGAATTCTTGTTTGACGGTCATGGTCAGGTCCAAAGCTGCACCATCGGGCGGGTGCTGGGTTTCGGGGGCGGGAGAGCGACTTGAAGGCCAACGGGAAGCACCGGGCCGTGATCGGCGAGCCCGGGATTCAGGAGAAGCGTTTGGGCGACGACGCCGTCGGTGCGACCGAGGTGACGCCAGCACAGAGCGTCCACGGTGTCGCCTTGCAGGGCACGGACCAGCATCAGATGAGGTCCACGGTGGACTGCGGACGCCCGCAGATGGCGGAAATGGCCCAGCGGCGATCACGCCGGAGCTCGTCGATGCGCAGCTCGAGCTTTGCCGCGGCCTTGTCGCCGGCGCCGGTGGTATCAAAGTCGCGATATCGCTCGACCAGCTCGGCCTGCACGGACGCATACACGGCGCGGCGATAGTGCTGCAGCTGGACGCTTTCACCCGCGAGCTGGGGTGAGGGCACGGCGGCGAGCGAGGGCCGTCCCGCAAGTCGCTGTGCCGCCTGGTAATCGCGCAACTCGGCGTTCACGCTGGCCATCGCATCCAGCGCCGCGAGACGAAGACGCCGCGGCGTGACGGTGCCGTCCAAGCGGCAACACTCGCGCAGATCGTGCAGGTCGATGTCGGGGAACCAGCCGTCGTTCGCGAGCGGCTGCTCTTCTGCGATTGACGGCGCAGGGGGTGTTCCGAGGAAGCTCATGGTGTAGGTCGGCGGTGGTCGGGCGTCACGCAGCCAGGCGGAAAGCCTTTCGCGATCAGCCCGAGCCGCCGGGGTTCCGGGGTCCGGAAACGGTCAGGGGTCCAGGTTCTCGGCTGCGGTCAGCCGGCGCTCCAAACGCTCCAGGTCCTTCTTCACGCCGACTTGCTCGAAGAGCTCGTAGGCGCGGCGGCAATGCGTCAGGGCGAGCTTCGTCGCGGCGACGGGAAGAATGCTGACGTCGACCTCGCTGCAGGCGATGCGTCCCATGTGGGCGTAGCCCAGGGCCTTGTGAACCTTCGCGCGCGCCTGGTCGGGCGTGTCGGTGTCGGCGGTGAGCGACAGCACCTCCTCCAGCACCGGTACGCACTCGTCCTGTGGCAGCTTTCCGGTCAGCGCCGCGCCGCCAATCTCGTCGAGCAGAACCGTAGCCAGGTTCCGCTCGTATTGATCGGGCATCGACAGGTCGTGTGCGATGGCGTAGCGCGCAATGGAAAGGGCGCCGGTGAAGTCGCACACGTCGATTCGCCAGACAAGGACGGTCATCAACACTTGGTCCTGTCCGCCGTTGCCGTTCTCGACCGCGGCTTCGACCCAATCGGCGTACAGGGGAAGGAAGGCGCGCTTCGCCTCGATCTTGCGTTCGACAGACTGGATCGTCTTCAGGTGACGCCTGTGCTCGACGAGCTGGGCGAGCATCAGTTCATAGGCGCCGCCAACGACCTGCTCGCCGGCAGGTGCGGCTGCCGCGGCGGCGGCCGCGAGCATGCGAGCTCGGTGAGCTCGTGCAGGGCTTGTGCTCATGGTGCGGCCGCTTCGAGTTCGATGTTCTCCAACAAGGCCGCGACGCCATAGTCCTCGACCACAAACGCATCGTTGGATGACTCGTAGTTCTCGACCCGATCGCGCTTGGGGTTGTCCTCGATGCGCCGACGGCGCGCGCTCTCCTGCCAGTAGATCGACAGGTTGTCGAAGCGCGTGATGAGAAGGCTCTTGGGCGGAAAGAAGGGAACGGTCACGGCGGGCAGACCACCCACCCGCCGCTGCGACAGCACGACGTCCGCGGCTAGGATCTCGGTCGGCACCTTGTCGCTGTTCACGATCGGGAACAGCTTGTCGTGCATGAGGTCACGGCCGAGGATGGCGACCAGGCCAGGGTCTTCCTGGAACCATGGATCCAGCAGCTGTCGCGCGTCGTAGACAGCGGCGTCGAGATTTCGATAGTCCGCGGCGGCGGTGTCTCCCAGGACCAGCTTGCCGGCAGCCTTGCCGTCCTTCATGACCCGAGCCGGCGCGTCATCTCGCATGTGCTGCAGCCAGCCGATGTTGACGTCCTGCAGCATCGGATGAGCGATCGGATCGGTTTCCGGGTCGGCGCTGACGCCGTTGAAGCCGATCATGATGCGGTCTAGCGCCTGGCGCTGAATGATCAGGTCACGGATGAGGTTCTGGAACTCCGGAAACTTGGCCCAGGCGTCCAGCCTTGCATAGCTGATGTGCGTGTCGAAGTTGGTCTTCTCGCACTTGTACCCGCGCGCATCGAGCGACGTGAGGTCTCGCGTCTGGCGATCCTTGTGGGTCGTGTCCGTGCGGCTCGCAGTCGGGCCGGAGATGCCGAGGCCAAGCTTCTCGCCCTGCATCTCCTGGACGCCGATGACGTTGATGCGCTGCAGGAACTCGCTCGTGTCCTGGATCTTCCGCTCCAGCGTCTGCTGAACGGACGGAGCGACGGCGAAGGCGTGATAGGCGCTGTCGACGGCGTTGAGCGAGGCGATGCGTGCGAGGTACTCGTTAAATGCGATGCGGGTGTCGTTGCGCATGTGGGTCCTGATGGCGAGGGAAGGGAGAAGGCTCAGCAGTCGGTCTGAGCGCCTGCACGGGGATTGCTCCCGGTGGCGGTCGGGCGTTGCGAGTAGCCTGGTGCGGGCGTCGAGTCCATGCGGTCGACGATCTCCTTGACCTTCGCCAGCCGTCCCTCTAGATCGGTGAATGCGGCATCGATCTGGTCTGCGCGTTCACGTTGCGCTGCGAAGCTCTCGGCCTGCTCGACGAGGTGGTCACCGATCTGCTCAAGCGCTTCGACCATCTCCCCGAACCGCGCGTCATCGGACTTGCCTCGTTTGGTGAGGGACCGGACCAAGCCGCGAAGGCGGTCACCGAGCTTCTTCACGTCCTCGCTTTCGCCTTCGTCATCAAACGCCAAGTCGGTCTCCACGGCTTCGCTGAAAAGGGCGTCCGGATGTGACTTGCGAGCGGCGTAGGGGCTCGCCTTGGGGTTCTGCTGCGCAAAGCTCAGCATGTCGGTCCCCAGGCTGGCCGGGTTGTCCGTGACCGCCACGCCGACGAGGTAGGCCTCGCCGGTGTCGGCGAATCGCGGATTGATCTCGATGCTGGTGAAGAGTTTCTGACCGGCCTTCGTGAGAGCAACCAGGTCGGGCAGCGGAGCGATCTCGGCGTACAGCCGCAGCTTCCCGTCCTCATGCCTGGTCTCCAGGGAGAGCACGTCACCGTAGCTGCGGAAGGTGCTCTCGGGACTGAGGCTTCGCAGGTGCTCCATGTTGACGCGAGCGGCGAAGGTCTTCGGGCTGTAGTTCTTCGCCGCCTGGATCAGCCAGTCGCGTTGAATGGTGCGGCCGTCGGTGGTCGCGCCTTCGGTGGCGACGCGGAACTTGCGGGACTTGATGGACATGACGAGGTCGGCTGATTGCTGTTGTCGTCATCGTCCTCGGTGGCGACAGCGCGTTCAACGCGCCGGTGGGTTGCCTGCGCTG